CGGGACAGGTCGTTTGAGGAGGTGGGTACTGTGTATGAGGTGTCCCGTGAGCGCATACGGCAGATTGAACTCCAAGCGATCCGCAAACTCAAGCACCCGGACCGAAATCTGCGAGAGGTTATTTATCCAGAAGACAGCTTCTACCGAAGGAAGCAAAGCGAAGCCAGACTGCGTGAACGCATGTTTGAGATTGAGATGACACAGATGGGATGGGCTTGGTATCAGCGACACCTAGATAAGCGTATCTCTTTTATCAAACACCCCAAAGCCGACTCGTGGATTGAACACATCAGATTAACCGACCCTAACCTTCACAGACGAATTGAAAATGAAGTCAACCGATACCTCGACGCCGTCTTCGCTAATCGACTACGCACACCCGTGCATGATGGCGGAAAACGCCCTCAAGGAAGCGCACAAGCACATGCTAAACCGTGAGCACGACGAAGCGATTGAGCAAGCCTTGAAAGCGATTGTCGAAACGCGGTTGATGATCAACGCCATCAGGCACATGAAAGAAGGTACGCAATGAGCATCTCTTGGTCTTTCAGCAGCCTCAAGACCTTCCAGCAGTGCCCAAAGAAGTACTACCACACCAAGGTTGCCAAGGATGTAACCGAGCCCGACACGACGGCCACGCTCTACGGGAAGTCGGTCCACACTGCGGCAGAGGAGTTCATACGGGATGACAAGCCGCTGCCACCGCAGTATGCGTACATGCAACCAATGCTGGAGACCCTCAAGGCCATCCCCGGAGACAAGTTATGCGAAGTGAAGCTTGGGTTGACGAAAGACTTAAAGGCATGCGATTTCGCTGCACAGAATGTGTGGTGGCGTGGGATAGCCGACTTGGTGGTTATCAATCGGGAGGCTGGCGTAGCCCATTCAGTGGACTACAAGACCAGCAAGAGTGCGAGATATGCGGATGCGAAGCAACTCGATCTCGTAGCCTGTGGCCTGTTTGCGAAGTACCCGGAAATCCGGAAGGTGAAGTCTGCGCTCCTTTTTGTGGTGAGCAAGGAGTTTGTGAAGGCCGACCACCACGCGGAGATGATTGAAAAGTACATCGAGGCCCCGGCGCAGGACGTTGCGCGGATCGAGGCAGCATTGGACAATGGGGTGTGGAACCCCAAAGAGGGGCCACTGTGTAAGTTCTGCCCCGTCAAACAGTGCGAGTACAACCGGAGCTAATCATGCCCTACGTCAATAAACCCCGCCCGTACAAAAAAGAGTACCAACAACAACTTGCCAGAGGAGAACATGCAAGACGCATGGAACGACAACACGCCCGAGAAGCCCTCGACAAAAAGCACCCCGACCACAACAACAATGGCGCTGCTGACATCCGCGAAGGCAAAGATGTTGCACACGTCAAGGCTCTATCTCGGGGTGGGTCCAACAAAAACGGAACCCGCTTGCAGTCGGCGACCCAGAATCGCTCATTCAAGCGCAACAGCAACCATCAGCTAGTGTCTGAAGTCAGCACCAAGGAAAGAAAAAAGAAGTGAACCTATCAGAGTATGACTGGCCCCGGCCTCCGGGGTTCAGCCCGTTCGAGCATCAGAAGGCCACAGCAGAGTTCCTCATCAGTTACCCCAAAGCGTTCTGCTTCAACGAGCAGGGCACGGGCAAAACGGCTTCAGTGATCTGGGCCGTGGACTATCTGATGAAGCTTGGCGTGGTAAAGCGTGTGTTAGTAGTGTGCCCCCTGTCCATCATGCACAGCGCATGGCAAGCCGACTTGTTCAAGTTTGCGCTGCACAGGACCGTGGCTGTCGCTTACGGGTCGGCAAAAAAGCGCAAGCAGATCATCGGGGGCAACGCCGAGTTCATCATCGTCAACTTCGACGGGGTAGACATCATCAAGGAAGAAGTCATCGCTGGTGGCTTTGACCTGATCGTGGTGGACGAGGCGTCGGCCTACAAAAACTCCCGCACCGTGCGGTGGAAGACGCTGCGCGATGTGTGCAAGCACGTCAAAGGGCTGTGGATGCTCACGGGCACCCCAGCCGCGCAGTCTCCAGTTGACGCCTACGGCTTGGCAAAGTTGGTTAGCCCTACGCGAGTACCCAAGTTCTTCTCAGAGTTCCGCGATCAGGTGATGACCAAAGTCAGCGAGCACCGCTGGCTCCCTCGGCCCGTGGCGAAGTCCATCGTCCACAGTGTTTTGCAGCCAGCCATTCGCTTTGAAAAGAAGCAGTGCCTGGACTTGCCGCCCGTTACGTTCATGGACCGGGAAGCGCCGCTGAGCCCGCAACAATCAAAGTTTTACAAGCAGCTTGCCAAGCAGATGCTCATCGAGGCTGCGGGTGAGGACGTAACTGCTGTCAACGCTGCGGTCCAGATCAACAAGCTGCTCCAGATTGCATGTGGTTCGGTCTACACCGACACGGGCGAGGTTGTGGATTTTGACGCCAGCACTCGACTCAATGTGGTGAAGGAGGTGATCGACGAGAGCAGCAACAAGGTGCTGGTCTTCATTCCGTTCGCACACACCATCGAGCTTGTAAACAAATTCTTGACAAAGAACGGCGTGACTTGCGAGGTCATCAGTGGCAGTGTGAGCGTTCACAATCGGGCCGACATCGTCCAGCGGTTCCAAAAAGCGGAACACCCCAAGGTGCTGATCATTCAGCCGCAGGCTGCCTCCCACGGGCTTACCCTGACTGCCGCCGACACAATCATCTGGTACGCTCCATGCACAAGTGTTGAGACGTACTTGCAAGCCAACGCACGTATCGACAGGCCGGGGCAAGTCAACCCCATGACCGTCGTCCACATCTACGGAAGTCCCGTAGAAGAGCGCATGTACAAGCTGCTGCGCACCAACATCAGCAACCACAACGGCATCATCGACTTGTACCGCCAAGAAATTTTATCGGCGGAAGAAGAGACCGCTTGACATTGTCAAGCAAGCCTGTATAATCCCCGCAAAAAGGAGCAGATAATGGACGAAGATGTTCAGGGCGAAGCGCCCCCCGATTCCAACCCCACACTCGACAAGCTGACCAAGGTGTACCTCAGGATGAGGGATGCCAAGGAGGCGGTGACCGACGCATACAAGAAGCAGGTTGCAGACCTTGAAGAGCAGATGGCGGTTGTCGAAGCACAGATGCTTGAGACCTGCAAGCAGTTCAACGCGGACAGCATCCGCACCCCACACGGCACAATCGTGCGTTCCGTCAAATCACGGTATTGGACAAACGATTGGGATTCAATGTATCGGTTCATCGAAGAGCATGGTGCATTTGCCTTGTTAGAGAAGCGACTCCATCAGACACACATGAAAGAGTTCCTCTCTGAGAATCCAGACCTTCTCCCCGCTGGCCTCAACGTGGAGAGTGCATATACCGTGGTTGTTAGACGTTCTAAAGGAAATTGAAAATGAGCAACATCACCGTGATCGACCAGAGCCTCCCCGACTTTCTGCAAACCGCAGGGGTCAGTGACCTTACCAAACAACTCGCTGGCCGTACCGGCGTGGCGCGTATCGTGCCCAAGAACGGCATCTTCCGCAAGGTTGTTGGCGGTGAGGAGATGGGCAAGGTCAAAGGCACCCTCAACGCCATCATCGTCAGCGCATCGCCCAAAGTGGGCCGCATCTTCTACGCAAAGCAGTGGAGCCCGGAAGCCGAGCCGACTGCACCAGACTGCTTCTCCAACGACGGGCAAGCCCCTGACGCTGGTTCGGCCAACCGCCAAGCCAATCGCTGCGATGAGTGTCCGCAGAACATCAAGGGCTCGGGCATGGGTAACTCCAAAGCCTGCCGTTACAGCCGCCGCATCGCGCTGACACTGGAAGAAGACTTTGGCACCTCGCTGGAAGGCCGTGTCTATCAGATGAACTTGGCTTCCAAGTCTCTGTTTGGTGAGCCAGTCGGCGACAACACCCACCCCTTTGAGGGCTACACCAAGTACTTGGCCAACAACGGCAAGTCTCTGGACTACGTGGTTACGCAGATCAGCTTCAACGAAGACAACGACAACCAGTCGGTGCTCTTTACCCCGGTGCGGTTCATCAACAAAGGTGAGTACGCAGTCACGAGCGAAGCGGTCAAGAAGCCCGAAGTGCAGAAGATGGTCACGATGACGCCGTACCAAGCGGATGCGTCGGGCCGTGCTCCGAAGTTGGAGGCACCCAAGGTTGTAAAAGCAGAAGCGCCTGTGGCCGAGCCGGTCAAGCGCGAGAGCAAAAAAGCCGATGTACCTGCGCCTACCAAGAAGGACTTGGACGCCGTGGTCAAGGCTTGGGCTGACGAGGAGTAAACATGACCTATGGTTACAGTCAGAGTCTGGTGGCCGCCAACAAACAGGCGAATGCCAAATCTCTCGGCGTAGCTTTGGGGCGTGTGTGTACTCAGAAGGGTATCAGTGTGAGTTATGTGGCCGACTACTTCGGGGTCAGCCGCATGACTGTCTACAACTGGTTTAAGGGGGACTCGTCCCCCAACCCTTCCATGCACACCCGCATCGAAAGGTACATTGCCAGCCTCAAGAAAAAGTAAACCATGTCATTCGACCTACTTGACGCCGTCCTTCCGCAAGAGGGGCGCTACTGCATCATCGGTATAGGTCGATACCCAGATCAAAGGTTTTTGGAGACAAGGCAGGAAGTTGACGAGACCATCGCAGAGTTTGTTGCGGCCAACATCGACGTGTATTTTGGCTGCTCCAAATTTGGCCCCCTCAATGAGCGCACACATGAGAACGCGCTGTATGTCAGGGCTCTTTGGTTGGACATTGACTGCGGCCCGACGAAGGGTGTGCCGAACTCCAAAGGCAAGATTGAAGGGTATCTTGACCAGCAAACCGGACTTGCGGAACTGCAAAAATTTTGCAAGACCGTAAATCTGCCCAAGCCAATCTTGGTGAACTCGGGTAACGGGGTTCATGCGTACTGGCTGATAGACGAAACGGTGTCCCGCCAAGAGTGGGAACCACTGGCCAAACGACTCAAGCAACTGTGCAAAGAGCACGGGCTGATCGTTGACGACAAAGTGTTTGAGGCTTCACGGGTGCTTCGCCCGATGGGGTCATTCAACTTCAAGAACAAGGAGGAGCCCAAGGCAGTTGGAGTTTGGAACGAGCACACCGTAGCCCTGAGCTACGAAGACTGGCGCAACCTGCTGGGCACCCCGACGACGGACGCCGAGCCGCAAGAGACGCCAGAGTTTGTACCGTCGGCCATGAGCCCGATGATGCAGGCGTTGATGGAGAACAAGGTCAAACGGTTCAAGACCATCATGCTCAAGGCCGAGAACGGCTGCGCACAACTGAACTACTGTTTTGCAAACCAAGAAGAAATTGACGAGCCCTTGTGGGTGTCGGCGTTATCCATAGCAGCGTTTTGTGTAGACGGAGACGAAGCCGCACACAAAATGTCCAACAAGTACCCGGACTACGATGCGGAAGAAGTCGAGTCCAAGCTGAGAAATATCCGCAAGCGTGGCGGCCCACACCACTGCGCCACCTTTGAAGAGCGCAATCCGAGCGGTTGCGACGGATGCCCCCACAAGGGCAAGATCAAGTCTCCCATCGTGCTTGGGTTTGATGTTGAGGAAGCCGACCCGCAAGACAATGAAGTGACCATCGAAGACGACGGTGTGGTCAAGAAGTACCAAATCCCTGAGTATCCTTTCCCCTACTTCCGGGGCAAGAACGGCGGCATCTACAAAAAGCCGCCCGAGGAGGGGGATGAGGTTGAGCCTCCGCTCGTGTATGAGCACGACTTCTATGCGGTCAAGCGCATGCGTGACCCTGAGTTGGGCGAAGTTGTCCTGTTCCGCTTGCACCTGCCGCACGATGGGGTGCGTGAATTTACCCTGACTGCCGCAGTCATTTGCTCCAAAGACGGATTGCGCCAAGCCCTGGCGCAGCATGGGCTGGTGACCTACAAAGGGCAGTACGAAAACTTGACCACGTTTGTGGTCTTGTCTGTCAAGAACCTTCAGTATTCCAAGAAAGCAGAAACCATGAGAACTCAATTTGGCTGGGCCGACGGGGACAGCAAGTTCATTCTCGGTGACCGGGAGATCACCAAGGACGGGGTGTTCTACAGCCCGCCGTCCAGCACCACGCGGGACATCTCCGAAAAACTCCACGTCAAGGGTACGTTTGAGAAGTGGAAAGAGGTGTTTGATCTGTATGCGCAGCCAGGGTTGGAGCCGCAGGCGTTTGCTGCCCTGACAGGGTTTGGCTCGCCACTGCTCAAGTTCACGGGTCTGGAAGGGGCCATCATCAACCTCATCCATCCGGAGTCTGGCTCGGGCAAGTCCACCGCATTGTTCATGTGCAACAGCATCTCTGGCCAGCCCAAAGAACTCACGTCCATGTACAAGGACACGTTCAACGCCAAGATTCACCAACTGGGCGTCATGAACAATCTGGCCAACACCATCGACGAAATCACCAACCTGAGCGGCATGGAGTTCTCTGACTTGGCATACAGCATCAGCCAAGGCCGAGGCAAAAACAAGATGAAGGGGCAGACCAATGAACTGCGCATCAACAACACCAAGTGGCAGGGGATAACTCTGTGCTCGGCCAACGCCAGCTTCTACGAAAAATTGGGGGTAGCCAAGAGCAGTCCAGACGGTGAGTCCATGCGCCTGCTTGAGTACAAGATAGACCCCTCCAATCTGATATCACCTGAAGTCGGCAAGGCCATGTTCGACCACCAACTGCGGGAAAACTATGGCCACGCGATGGAGACCTATGCCCAGTGGCTGGTCAACAATCTGGAGGAAGCCGTCGCTCTGGTCCGCCAAGTGCAGGCCCGCATCGACAAAGAAGTGCAGTTCACCGCCCGGGAGCGGTTCTGGTCTGGCGTGGTTGCTTGCAACATCGCCGGGGGA